ACAGTATCAATGCCGAACGCTTTCACCGCGTTGTAATCGATACCGGACTGCCAGCAAGATACATCTATCGCTCTCACGGCATATACCCCATAGAGCGCAGATAATTGCGCTGTGTATCGATTTCTTTCTCGGTGATACCGTTGACCTCTTCCTCGGAAACATTCATCACGGCGCGCACCTCGTCACGAGAGCGCCCATATGCGAGGGCTTTGATACACTCTCGTCTAGTCTGTTCGGTCATCGCTATCCTCCTTATATCTCTTGCTCTCAGAGCCGTCGGGCTTACTCTCTGCCCGTTCCTCTACCTTATTCTTTAATGAATTGATAATGTTGACCAAAAAGCCCGGGAGCGGGACGTCGAGCTCGCCGAGATTCTCGAGAATGGAGATCAGCTCATTGATGATCAGCCAGATTGTGATGATCATGCCAAAGCAGTAACTGATCTGCAAATCAACGCCGATCTTCAACAGTGCGGAGCCGATCAGATAATCCGCAACCATACCCACGGCGACGAGAGCCAGATACCCTGCCTTTTTGAGGATTCCGAGAACGCCGACGCGCGAGCTGAGCTTGCCGCTGTATGCTGCGCCTGCCATGCCGGTGACGTAGTCGATCACCATGACGACCGCCAGCACGGCCAACGGGATCAGCAGTACATTAAAATATGCCGCCAGCGCTCCGAGCGCTCCGGCGACAATGATTCGGAAAAAATCTTTCATGTAATAACATCCTTTCTGTAAAAAAAATCAGCTGCTATAATACGAGGCAACGCGGCGCAGCTTGCGCGTGGCTGCCTGGATATGTCGAGTGACAGTGGATCGGGAAAGATGCAATGCGTCGGCGATATCCTTCATCTTCATTCCCTCCAGATAGTACATCGTAAGACAATCACGCTGCCGAGTAGTCAATTCATGGTTGATTGCACGATAAAGGATCCGCTTCATCCGCTCACGATCTGAACGGTTAGTAGCGCCTCTATTATTATTGAAAAAGATATACGAAATTTTTCCTTCGTTTTTTTCGTTAAAACGGATCCTACTCATACTAACACCTCTGACGTAGCAAAGACACGGTCTTGATCAGCTCACGATTAATGCTGCGATACATTCTAAGCTGAATTGATATCCTATTCTTCTGCTCAGCGGAAAGATCGGAATACACCATCCGTTCTTTCTCCCTTAGGATGATCTGCTGTATCCTACGCGCATTTTCTTCGTATTCCTCAGCCCATTGTTTATAGTCAAGCATCTTGAACGGCTCCTTTCTCTACACCTCTGACAGCCTTGTTTCTATATCCCCGAGGACGGAGTCAACATAGTTCTTTACGGCCAGCGCTGACGGATACTGTGTGTTTGAAGCTGAAGCCGAAATAGAGGTCACCTTGTTGGAAGTGTTTTCTTTGCCGCTGATATCCTGGTGCTGTGTCAAAAAACCGCTGTCGTTGGTGAGATCGGAGGTCTTAGTGGGAACCGAAGAAGCATCCGCTTTGCGACTGATTAATTGAGTGATTCCGTCAAGGTCGAAGCTATATGCCAAACGGTTCCAATAATAATGTAGCACTCCCGGATCCTGCTCATATTCCGTTATTTCGGAAAGGTAATAGAGTTCTTCTTTCCACAGCACCAGTATATAGCCATTGCCGGAGAAGTCATCGGGGATTTCTCCGGCATACCACTGAGCTGAAGCGGGGAAAGTCTCCTCGGTGATCTCAAGAACTGCGTTGGAAGCACCGCCACCCGGTTCGAACGCTTCCCACGCGCTTCCCCATGTTACTGTACCGCCGTTGGCCGTGCCAACTCTTCTGTAAAGCTTTCCTTCTCTATCCATTCGGATCTGTGAAACCTCTACATCAACATAGTTTTTACTGCCGCAGAACCAGAGCCAGCCTCTGGGACTTCCTCCTCCTTGGGCAAAAACTCGATAGGAAACATTGTTTTCGATAGCGCTGTTAACATTGGGGTATTGGGTTGATCCGCTTAACTGAACATTTTGAACAGAATTGATCACTTCGTTGGTAACAGCTTCAAGCCCGTTTTCAATATTATTGAGGTTCTCCGCGCTGAGCGCAGGGGCTTGGCCGTTTATCCATACGGTTTTATTGTAACTATTCATTTATCTCTTCATCATTCTCCTTTCCCATGATTTCGACGCCTTTAGCTTCGATCTCTACCGTCAGACCGTACATTCCCTTGATCTTCCTGGAAAGGATGATGCTCTCGATGAACGGAACCTCGGGATCGTTGGTAGGCAGGCGCACCCGATCGCCGACCTGCACCCACCAGCGATTGAAGATCGACGCCTTGAACGGACGATATTGATATACAGCTCCGGCAATTTTAGCGGTATGATCAGATGAATAGGGTTCTTCAAGATTCTCGATGATCGGCTTAACATCATTCCAGAGTTCAACACTATTCAAAATGGCGTTCTCTGAATCGTAACGACTGTACTCTTCATAGGGATCAACGTGAAAGAATCCGATTCTTTTTCCTTTGTTATACTCAAACTGTACCCATCGGATCTCTTTGGTGACAAAGTCATCATAATCAAATCCGTCGATCGAATAGGATGAAACATCATATATCCGGTTGATCGTTTGGTAAGGCGCTATCACGCGAGGGCGTGCACGAACGCCTGTGATATCTGTCGGAGCATCCTCGATCAGAAAGACGCCGTTGAGCTCACACAACCATCGATATAGCTCCAAGAAGGTTGTTTTGTTGTCGGCAACCTCCTGCCAGTAGGTATCGTACATTTGAAGGATTGTATTCTTATTGATTAACTCCGATCGATCGAACTGAATCCTTGCTTTTGAGAAGAACCATCCCATGATATCAAAAAAACTAAAGGCCGGAGATGATTGTTGGTCATGCAAGTGCACATAATTATACACACGGTTCTTGCATTTGATCGAGGAAGGATAATACATCCGATCGAAGGCAATGAGCTTCTTGATGCGATAGTTGCCCGTCTTTTTGCACGAGAAGATCGGGCCGACAAACAGCACATATGGATCGGTGATCCCTGCATTGTTGCCGGAACCGGGATAGAGATGATCGGAGGGATACAGGGAAGCAGAGGGATACAGCACGCTGTTGTAACGGCTCTGCACCGTGACGACGATTTGCTTACCGCTGAGATCCTCAGCGACATCGACCAGGCTGAGGGTCAGCTGAGACGGAATACATCCGCCGATCTTGAGCTCCTGATCATCACAGATCGACTGCTCGATCTCTAAGCTCTCCGACACAATGTTGGAAGGATCCAGCGGAACGGGCTCGCTCCACACGCCTGCGACTTTGCTTTGGATCCCGATCGTCACGATGTTGTCGTAACTGCTGACAAGCCGATCATCGATTGCATATAATTCTGATATCATGTTCTCACCTCATCAATATTCGATCAGCTCGAACGATATCGGATTGTACAGGATGGTGTCAGCGTTAAAATCCATCACCGAGAATTCCACATCCGGCAGATAGAAGGTGCCGGAATAGTAGCTGTTTGTCTCATCGTTCCAGTATTCCACATTCACATTGCGCTGGTGGGATGCAGCATATCCCATACGGTTCTGCAGATCGATCTTTTCATCCAGTGTCATGATGTGTGTCGTGAAGCGGATGGAGGATCGGGTGTGAGGCATGGTCGCCCTGTGGAGAACGCCCGTCTGATCGACCTGTGCATCAGACTCCTGCCGCTGTGAGGGAGTGGATGAATAATCGGTAAAGTAGTTACCGGGGATCAGATTACCGTTGATTTTGAGGATCCATCCTTCATAGTTGTTTGCCAATACTCATCCCTCCCTACCACGGCAGCGTGCCATGACGTATTTTGTATAACCGAACCTGCTCGACAAACTCCTCGAATAAGGTCTTGCCGTTCAGCGTCGCGACAAACTGATAAGTGTTGCCGCCGTTCTTTGTGTAGATCACAAACTGCTCATACAGCCGCTTGAGGTAGTCGAGGATCGATTGCAGCAGGGTCGTGTCATACTGATTGCCGGCGTTCATCATATTCTGCAGCTTGCTCAACGGAGAGACGACCTCAGGGTCACCGCTGCCGGCGCCGGCATTATCGCCGACAAGAGCAAGTGTGGGCGCGGTTACGATACCGCCCTTTGCGAGCTTGGGGATCAGCGGCGGCTCTGAGGGCATTCTAAACTCCCAGTTCTGACCGAACAGCTTTCCGATCGCGCCGGCAACGCCGCCGATCGCGTCAACGATGCCGCGAACGACATTATAGATTCCCGTCCAGAGCAGATTGACGCCGTCGATGATCAGATTCACGACGCCTTTGAGGATCGACCAGATCGCATTCCAGATTCCTTGGAACGAATTTTTGATTCCCAACCAGGCTTTTTCCCAATTTCCGGTAAAAACGCCTGTGATAAAATCGATCAGGCCGCTGAACATGTCGATGATTCCGCCGATCGCGCCGCCGATGATACTGAAAACAGTGCTGAACACGGCGCCGATCGCTTTCAAGGTTGACGAAATCATGGGGGCGACATACTGAATGATCCAATTCACAACGGGAGATAGATAGTTATTCCAGCCTGTCGCAATCAGATTCCAGACCTTTCCGATATAACTGATGATCTTTTGAAAAATCGGGGAAAGGCAGTTGTTCCACGCGTCGGTAAAAATACCCTTGATATAGTTCCAGACAGGCATGACCCATTCATTCCAAAGGTTCATAAAAGTGGTGCCGACGTTATTGATCGCGTCGCAGATCTGATGAAAGACGCCTTCGCCGTCACCGTTCCACCAGCCCGACAGCGTCGTGCCGATATCGCCGAACACCTGACCGAAGAAGTCCATCACATCGGCGGCGATCGTTTGGAGATTGTCAAAGAACAAACTGATCGTCTCAGCGTCTTTTTCCAGCCGGTCGGCGAGCGATTCACTCGCTGCGGCAAACGCGCCGGAGATGATCGTACCGACCCCGCCGTAAAAATCGGTGAAGCCGGAAAGAAGATTGGCGATAGACTCTTCCATCCGCGACCGCATACGGTCGATGCTGGATCCAACAATATTGCCCAGATTATCAAAGAACCGTCCGATCCCGTTGAATCTTCGGGTGAAATTATTACCGATCGTATTGATGTAACCGATGATCTTGCCTTTATCGCGTTTCAACCATTTGTCAACGCCGCCGGTGATCGTCTGAAACGACTTACCGGTAATCTGAACAAAAGCGCCGACCGCCGAGTCTAACGCGCCGAAGGCGGCCTGTCCGACCTTTTGCGTCTGGTCGAACGCCGCTTTTGCGATCGGCTTCAGATTATTGAAAATGCTCTTGCAATTCTCACCGATCGCCGACCAATTCACCTTGTTGATGCCTGCTTGCACCTTATCGACAAAGGTTTTGAAGCCGGATTTCTCATAGAAATCCTTGAAGGCGTTCTGAAACTTATTTGTAATACCGTCGGCGGCGGTATTTGCCTGCGCTGTCAGCGCGTTAACGGCGGAAGCGTTTGATCCTCCTGAGGAAGCACCGGAGCTGTCATCAGTTCCGCTCGAGGATCCCGAGATCACATTGAGCTTATCAAAGGAAGCGACGCCGCGCTTCACTTCCTCATTCGTGTTCTTGACCTCGTCGGTCAAATCCTCCTGGTTATCTGTCGCGGTAGCGATCGCATCGGAGGTACCCTGTACCGCCGAGGTTGTATCTTCGGCTGTTTTCCATCCGAACGCGTTTCCCAGTGCGTTCGCCGCGGTTCTCGCCGCGTTTGTCAGCGCGGTCAATCCGGCGGTGATCTTCTGAATCACGATGACAGCAGCGCTCAAAATCGGCTTACCGATCACGGCGGTAAACTGTCTCCATGATTCTTTCAGATTGCCCATGACGTTCTCAAGACCGTTCGACTCGCGAGCCGCCTGTCCGAGCGCTCCGGAGGCGGCGTTGGCGTCCTTGACCATCTGCAACAGTGTCAGCTGCTTCTGCGATTCAGATAAATCTTTGAAGGACTTGCCATACAGCTTGTTCGCCGCCGTATTTCGTGTGGTCTCGGTGCAGGAAAGACCGAGGGCGGCGTCGTTAGCATAGTTACCCTTGAGGAAGGCTTTCAGGCTCTCGGCGGTATCCTCGAGCGAGCGATCATAATATGCGGCGCTGTCGGCGGTGACCTGCAGCGCCTCCTGCATCATTTTCAGCGCGTCGGCGGATTCCATGCCTGTCGTTTTCGCAAAGGCGTAGATCGAGGTGCCGACGCCCTGCAGACGGCTCTTGACGATACCGCTCTCCTTGGCGACCTTATCCATCGCGGCGGTCGCGCTGTCTGACAGATTGCCGAAGGTCTGCTCAAACTGAGAATTCGCCGCCTTGATCTGTGCGGTCGTTTCTATTATCTTCTTGGTAAAAGCTGTAACAGCTTTCACTGAAAAAGCCATAGCAACCGCTTTTCCGATTTTGCTGAACGCTGATGAGATTCGATTACCTGCAGCATTGACCTCGTGCGGAACATTTTTAACCTCTATGGTAAACTGCTGCTTATTCAGCACAAGATCGACGCTGATCTTACCTACACTACTCAATTATTCACCACCTCATAAACCGCTAAAGTAGTTTTCCATCTGGGAGAGGAACTGCTGGTGATCTGCATCGCTCATATTGACGCGTGAATGTTTACTGATCCATTCGTTTCGAATCCTGTGTTGAGCAGACGTAAAATGCTCGAGAATCTTCTGATCATTCTCCGAACGAATCTGCACCAGATTTCCCAACGGAGTATCTGCATCCAATCCAATCAAAAGCGACTTGAACTCTTCCCACTTCATCTCCCTGAAATCTTTAGAGTACATCCTGACCCCATACTGCTTCATCATCGAAGCGACGATTACATCATAATCTTCGATCAGGTCGTAGTAGGGGTCTGCGTTTCCCCCTCACCATCACCATCCAGTGCAGCAGCAGCCTGCAACACAACAGTGCTGAAATCCTCAAAATTCAGTCGAAAGCTCTCGATCTTCTTCTGGGATTCCTCGGGAAACAAGGTCTTGTACATAAGATTGATATCATCAGGCTTTAACTTACGCTTTGTCAGCTGAGGCATGATCTTCAGCATATCAACAGCGGCATCGTTGATTTCTATCTCCTCGCCTTTGATCTTGATGCGAGGACGCTCCTCAAAATTGAGTTTTTCTGTAATATCAATGACTCTTGCCATTGTTCATTCTCCTTTGTGGTATAAAAATACGGAGCTGCCGGATGACAGCTCCGTTAATGGTTTGCGGATCTTATGCCGCGGGGGTAAAGACGGGCTTACCGTTGCTCTGCACCTCGAACTCGAGGGGGCCGACGTTGGTCGCGGCGGCAGCATTCAGCGCGCCGACACTGATCACGGCGTTCTTGAACAGCACCGTTGCGCCGCCGGGGAACGTCCACAGGAAGTTCTTCTCCGCCTTGCGGCCGTTCTCAAACGCAATGTTCGCGACCGTATCGTTGCCGTTATCGCCGATATTGCGCTTACCCTTGACGCTGATCTTGATGGATTTTGAAGTCATCAAGCGCTTGATCCATCCATCCTCGCCGTAGGCGTGCCACTCCTCAACGCCGTTGTCGAACGTGACGGAGTATTCCTCCATATCCGCGATCGAATCCGACGGCGTTTCGTTGCCCGCCGCGCCGATCGCAAACTGGTTCTCATAGCACGGAAAAACGCCGGATTTAGGGGTATCAGCCATTATTCTCAATCTCCTTTTCTACATAGAGTTCCATTTCAATGACGAATTCAAAAACACCGAAGTCGTCGGTACCGACAAACACGGGTTCGGGAACCGTCACATCGATATATTTGATTTTGCGCGTTGCCTCACCGTCGATATTCGGGTAGTGAACCGGACAGGCGGGGACGTCCTCATCGGGATATTTTTCATCCAGCCGCCTGTCGGTGATCACCGCCTTATCGTCAGTCAAGGGTGCACGCAGGTATTCAAACAGTTTTCGCGCGGCATACTGCGACTGCTCCATATTATTGCTGTAGTGGATCAGCAGCGATATGCCGACGATCTCATAGCTTTCCAGACCGCCGTAAGCGCGGTACGGACGGCCGCCGCGCTTGAGCGGATAGACGCCCAGCGCCTTGTCGGGCTTGTTATCCAGCTTGCCGCAGAAGCCGTGGCGAAACAACTCGTGATACACGGGAGCCCGTTTCAACCATGTCAAAACATCAAACACACTGATCATAAGTTGTTCTCCTTCTTATATATTTTTGCAAAGGTCTCCGCCGCAAAATCCTCGTGCTGACCGCCGGGGAGCCACGGCTCGTACCACCTGCCGCGTGCGTTGGCATTATAGCCTCGATAATAATTATACTCAGGGTGGTAATATAATCTCCGAGCATACGGCGTACTGGAAATAATCTCAACACGACCCCGTGCAGCGTGACTATCTTCTACAAAAGTATTATCATTCTGTAGATTTCCTGCAGGTGTAACTGTCTTTCGGTTCCCTTTCTCTTTTGATGGTGAATCATTAAACGGGAACACCTTTGCATTCTTGACCTCGCTCAGCAGCGCCGCGCCGGTCAACGCCAGCGCCTTCGTTGCGGATGACGTGAGCTTTTCTAAGGCTCCCATGTCGATCTCTACCGTAGAGCTGACGTCAAATCCCGCCATCAGATCAACTCCAAACATGTATAATTGACAGTACCGTCGGGATTACGTGCCTTGATGCCGCGCAGGACATGACGCCTTGCGCCGAACACCTTGACCTCGCCGCCGGAGATTACCGCCATATCGGGCGCGATATCGCCGTTGAAATACGCTTTTGCGCTGATCTCGACCAGCTTCTTCTGCTCAGTCATCACGGTCTTGGCGCCGTCCTGATAGTTGCACATGAGATCCGCCTCAAAGTCGGTGAAGGGTTCGCCCTTCTCGCTGAGACCTTCGCCGTGCAGTTTCACGTGGATCGGGATCTTGCACACGGAATCGGGTACTAATTTCACATACTTCATAATACTCTGCACGTCAGTCCTGTCTGCCGCAGTAAGCCGAATACTTCCTGCGGAATGATCACGCCGCCCACACGCAGCACCGCCGCATCGTCAAAGCTCATCGACACGCCGCTGATCGCGTATGATTTGAGCGTAGAGGCGAGTAGCTCGGCATTATCATGCTTGAAGGTCAGAAAACGGGCGCACACCCGCAGCAGCGTATCCTGCTGGAACCGCGTCAAAGCGGCATAATCCGTGATACGGTTGAAGGTCAGCGTGTTGATATCCTCGCACACGCTTTTCATGACAGGGAGGATGTCCTCACTGTACGTGATCTCTGTATCAGCGAGGACAGTATTCAACAGCTCGTAATCATTCGCGATCAAAGCGGAATAGAGATCGGTCATGATCACTCACCCTTTCCGGGATCGTTCTCCTTACCACCGTCGCCCTTCTTGAGCTCCTTGATCTGCTTCTTCAGCTCCTTGTTCTCCGCGGCGAGCTTATCGCGCTCCGCCTTCAAGGTCTCGAAATCTTCAAGGGGCACCTTCTTGCCGATGGCATGCTCCTTGAGATTGCCTTTCTCGTCGACAATATCAAAGCCGCGTGCTCTATACGCTTCCTTCTCAACGTCGTTGGCGATGTTATACTCGCGGTTTTCCTTAACAGCTCTCAGCATATGATCGCCTCCTTACGACGCCGCGTTGATGCGGCAGCCCTTTGCCAGCAGCTCATCGATACCGAAGGTACCGTTGAAGCGGCGGTTCTGGTACAGATAGCGGTCGGCAGTACGGCTGTCGGAGCCGGGCTCGAACATCTGGATATAGGAATACTTCACACGGGACACCTGCGCCTCGGGATCAACCAGGATATAGTTGATCTGCTTTCCGGTAGCGGCGACAGCGTAACCGTTGGTGAAGTTGTAGGCGGTCATGAAGCGACCGGAGGGAATCTTCTTGATCTTGCCGATATCGTCCAACGAATAGACGCGGCGATCGATGCGGTTGCCGCTGCCGCCGACGTTCAGCTCTCTCTCGATACCCTGAGCGTTCTTCAACAGCTTGTGGGTACCGTTGGTGAGATAGAGGATGCATCTCTCAAGCGGAACACCTTCGTCTGCCAGAGCGACCATATCATCGTCGAGCTTGCCGAGGATATTTGCCACAGTAAGTGCGGTGGTGTCAACCGTAACGCCGGCACGGACAGCCTCGGCGTACAGCTTGCTGAAGGTGTAGCAATCCAGCTCAGGGATCGCCTGAGTGCGCTCAAAACGCTTCTGGATATTCGCGATCGATACGACCTGATTGGTCTCGTCGACGTCCATCGGATCCACAGCGAACTCGATATCACGGTCGTGATCGAGCGACACGAGCTGATAATTGTTCTGGTAGGTGCCGGAGTTGAACTGCGCAGCGCGGGTGTGATCCTTATAACCCGACACCGACAGGGTGGGGATCTTCAGATCCTTGGTATTGATGATCTGGATATCCTCGTTAGAGTGGTACAGATCGTCGCTGAGCAGCTCCTGACCGTACAACTCGCGGAGGACATTGCCGAAAGTGGTTACATAATTTAAGGGCATATATCATTCTCCTTTTTATTTCTTTTTTACGCCGAAGATGCCGCGGAGCATATCCTGGTCGACATCATCGTCATCCTTGCCGTTGCCTCCGATTTTTTTAAAGCCTTTGCCGCCGCTCTGCCGGGTACCCTTGAGCGCGGGGACGTCCTCGAGGACCTTCTTGACGGCGTCGGTGAGGGCGTCGTCTTTGACTTTGCCGTTTTCGTCGGCAACATTGCTCAGATCAGCCATACGGAGCAGATAATCCACAGAAGCCATCGGGACGCCCTGCTTGAGCGCCTCTTTCATCGCGGCGGTGTTGATCCGCTCACGAAGCAGAGCGCTCTGCGCGGTGCTCAGATCGCTCTGCAGCTTCCCGACGTCGGGCGTGTTCTTCGCCTTCTGATCCTTGAACGCCGCGATCGCCTGATTCATCTCGTCAGAGGACAGCCCCTGATTCTTGAAGTATTTCTTGAGGATCGTTTCCTCATCGGCGCGCTGCTTGCCGTTGATGATCCCGGCGAGCTTGTCGTAGTCAAACGCGGGTGGCTGATTGCCGCCCTGCTGTGTCTGCTGGTTCTGCTGATTCTGTCCGTTATTCTGCTGATTCTGTGTGTTGTTTTCACTCATGATAAGTTCTCCTTTCAGTTGTAAGGGTGTCTCCCTGTTCAGTTTTTGGGGTGTCCTCCCCTGCTCTGTGTTCTATAACATAAAACACGCAGCACATCAGTTTTGCTCGGTGTCCTCCCGTAGTTTGGATACGCGTATCCCGCCTTCGGGCATAACAAAAGCGACTACTTCTCAGCAGTCGCTTCGGGTGCGTCGGCGTCGGGCTTTTCAGCCAGACCCAACGATATCAACTTTTCAGCGCGGTCGGGGCTGACCGTCAGCTCCTCGCCCTTCTTCTTCAGCTTCAAGCCGTTGGTCTTATCGTAGAAATCACGCTTTACCGTCAGCTTGACGCTCTTCTCTTTTACAGCTTTTTCCACATCATATCACCTCCTTCTGGGCATCAAAAAACCGCCCTCATCGAGAGCGGTTAATATTGCTAAGTACATGTTCAACGAAATCTGGGGAAATCATAAAATTGTATTTTTCGAAGTGATATATTTCAGATTCGTACCACGTATATAATCCGTCCGATCTTGCGTTATCGGCGTCTAATACTTTTTCTCCTGTGATCTTAT